GAAACCGCCGGGATAACGAAATCCCCCCATAACTCACCTATTAGGTAATCGCTTCGAAGGTAGCCGTGAACGTCAGGGCGCTTGCTGTACCGCTGAATGCAGCTACTGACTGGTTTTCAGTGATGTACAGACTATTCGTCTTATCGATGATGACCAACGAAGCATTTGGTGGGACGCTAATCTGAAACGCCGGGTAAGCAATCACCGTCGCCGAACCGAACGTCGCGTTGTTACCAATCGCAATCGTGGCCGTCGCCGCAGACGATGTGGTGTTGGCCGCCACAATCGACGTGATGCGATTGACCGTATTCGCTGCTGGCGTCAGGCCAGTCAGAGCAGTGGTTCCGTTGTGCGTCCACGAAGTAGTGGCCGTTGCAGCAGAGGAGGGGACAACGTAAGCAGTATTACCTCGAATATCTGTTACGTTGACAATGTTCGGGTTTGGCATGATTGCTCCTTAGAATCCAAAGATCATCGACATGGCGACACTTTTGCCTGTTGAAATGCCGCCGCCGCCTCCAGCCGCTGCCCAAGTGGGAACGCCACCAGTAACAGTCAGCACTTGTCCAGTAGTACCAATACCTAGTTTGCTTAAAGTGTCGGATGCCGATGCGTATAGGATGTCGCCAGTGGTGTACGTGGTTTGCGACGTCCCGCCTTGAGTAGCAGTCACCGCCGCACCCGTTGTCAGCAGTGTTCCGCTGTTGTCGGGAAGCGTTAAAGTGCGGCTCGCCGAGAGAGTCATCGGGGTGATCGTGACTGCAAAGCTGTCAGTGCCGCCTGCACGACCAGCAACGATGACTGCATCCTGAGTGGCGGCTGCCTGCACTCTGGCCGAGCCGACCAGTTGCAGCTTGTTTGTTGCGTCGTCTGTTGCTGTGCCGATCAGAAAGTTATTGCCGGTGGAGATCTGAGCGACCGCCGTGTCGCCCATCATCAGCAGCAGCGGGATCGCGGTGCCCGTACCGTTTGCAAAGCTCTGAATCCGAACGTCTGTTGAGAGCGCCGCTAATTGCAGTGCGCCAGCGTTGGTTGGGTCAGAGTTGTTGAACGCGACATAACGAGTCGTTGTAGACGTGCCGTTAGGCAAAATGCTGAAAAGCGTATTGCCGTTAGTCGTGCTGGTTTGTACAAGTATCCGATCAGTGATCGGGTTGTTGCTGCTGAAGTCACCTGTGATGCGGCGAGTTGTACCGCTGAACGAAAGACTACCCGCCAGTGTCCCGCCTGAAAGCGGTAGGTAAGTCGACGATGCAGCAGAGGTCGTCAAGTAGGACGACATCCCCGCTTGAGTCTGATACGTACTGGCAGCGTTTGCTTGCGTCAGGTACGTCGAAGCCGCCGTGGCACTGGTCAGGTAGCCCGACAGATCCGGGCCAGTGAACTGGCCTGTTGTCGAGTTGTACGAGAGGTTCTGAGTTGCGCTCAGTGACGTCAGTTGGATCGGCGTAAATCCGAGTGCGCTCGTTATGTCCGCCGATACGAGTGGAGCAAACGCTGGCTGTTTCCCAAGATACGACATTATGAAATCTCCAATACGCTCAACAGAACATCAACAGTCTGGTCGGAGGTAACCTTGATTGCATCCGCCGCCTCCAGTACCACCTTCTGGTCACCGCCAATCGGTACCAACGCACCGCCCACCGGGATCGGCGCGTTCTTGACCACAAAGACAGTGGTTGCTCCCATCGTCACTTGCACACTGACAGTCGCCGTGGCGTTAGCCGTGTTAGCCACCGTCATACCGATGATGGTTGATTGCGTGGCAGAGGGAGCCGTGTAAACGGTGGTTTGCGTGGTTACGCTTGCAGAGGCGTAGTTCTTGAATGTGTTTGCCATGTCTTACCCCAAAGCAATAGCGAGAGCCAACGCACTGCCCAGAACGTCTGTAGGAATCCAACGACTGTTTGCCGCATCCCACACGACAGCCTGACCAGCCGAAGGCGAACCGAATACCTCAACCTTGTCGTTGTTCAGGTTGGTGAAGTTGGAATCGACCTCCGCATTAGTGAGCGGAGAGCCTTTCCCAGATCGTGTGGTGATCGTGCTCATGGTCTATCCTTACGACAGAGTGATCGTCCAAGTGATGGACATCGTGTCATTGACATCCTTGTTCACATCTGCGAACACTGTGCGGCAGAGCATGGTGCCAGCCGAGTTGGCATTGAAGATGCCAGCCTCGGTCAGCGCCGTCAGCGACGCAGGTGTGCCTGCCGGGAAGGTCGCTGCATAAGCCACCTGATTGTTGTTGACCGTGGTCGACGACAAGGCGACGCGAGCCGACTCGGTGCCGAGCGCCGTGTTACCGGCAGCGGCAGCAGTGCTACCAGTGCCGACAGCCATGTGGCTCATTACCGTGGCCGTGGCGTCCTTCATGCGGCTTGCAATGAAGTTCAGGCCGGTGGTGACGACGAGGTTCTTGTACTCGTCTTCATGCTTGACGGTGCCGTCAGGCGCTGTGACCACAATCTTCAATTGACCGGTGGCCTTGATAGATTCATTCGTGTTCATGGTTAATCCTCAAAAGGTTTGTTCAACTCCAACGTAACCCGCAGCGAAATAGTCCTCGCTCACGTAGTTCTGCGATATAAGGCTGCCCGAGTCAGACGCAGAGAAGACGTCGGCCAAACCTTTCCCAGCGACTTTTACAGCCGCGTCCGATTGAGACACCGTTTCCGCTGGCGTCTTGCCGAACTCTTTGCTCGCAATATCCGATACTGTTGCCAGATCAGCGAGAACCTTGCTGAAGTCTCGAACGGCAACATCGATCACACTCGCCGTCGAATCGTATCCAGCGATTACGCCTTGGCCGATGTTGATTTCATCAACGACGGTGACAACATCTGCAAACGCCTTGGTAATTGTCTTGGCAGCAGCATCATTGGTCGACGCACTATCCGAGAGCGAGCGCAGGTAGTCGACCGTTTTATCGAAGACGTCCGACAACGCGACAGTGTCTTGGAACCGCTTCGTCAATTCAATGGTTTGCTCGTCGTCCGCCGTGGCTATATCCACGTCATCCGTCGGGCGGACGGTGTCTGCCAATACCTTGCCAATCACTCGGCTGTAGGTATCAGCAGCACTGGCAACGTCATTCGCCGCCTTAGTAAATGCAATCGTCTTGGCGTCAGATGCAGAGGAAGAATCCGACAGTGGGCGGGTCAGCCCCTTGGAAACAGTCTCAAGAACAGAAGCAACGTCTGTTAGCGCTTTCGTTACAGCAAATACTTTTGTTTCGCTAGTCGTGACTACGTCAGATTTTTCTAGAATCTTGACAAAAAACCCGATGGCGACCGAAAGCCGTAGTACTTGTGCCGCAGCAGCTTGTACTGTCGCAACGGCAGCAGAAGCCTTTGCCCTTGCGATTACTGCTGATACGGAAGACTTCACGCAAAGTCCTCGCGAACCTTGAACTTGAGAAGGTCATAGACCGTCTGTCGTGAGCTGTCAGAGAAAGTAATTTCAATCTCACCTTCATAGTCGCCAGCATCAACATTCAAGGAATTGGGGTTCCATGCAAATGCCGCAATCCCATTCAGTCCGTCCAGCAGGACGCCGTTCAAGGTATCTAGAACCGTGGTTGATCCTACCGCCCGAAAGCGCATCACAAGCGATGAATTTCTAATGTCCATCGCCGCGCCAGTGACGTCGTCCAAAACCGTCACTTTGATCTGGGGTCGGGTATCTCCCTGAACGAGTTTGATCTTTTCAGCCATGTCACACCTTCCGTAGCTGTACGCTCAGGCTCGAGCGGGTGTAGCCCCTCGTCGCCTTCTGCCGCGCAGCATTGACCCCGGCTATATACCGAGCCTGATTGATCTGTGCTGCCTGCGGATTGCTATAGGTTTTGCCAGACGATGTCTGAAGCTTTGCCACAGCCCCGGCAGCAATCGGTTCCACCCACTGTTCGAACAGAAAGTCCTCGCACGCAACCGAGGTGCGCAGCGGTGCAAGCGACACCCGCAAGGTCACCGCACTAGCTAACGTCACATCAGGGATCGGCAACAGAGACATCGTTACCGGGTCTTTCTGGAGGTAGAACCGTGGCGTGGAGTACGAAGGCGTGTAGCCGCCGATTCGCTGGTTGTAGACCGCCGGGTCAAGCACCTGATCTGGTGCCGCAGGCTCGAGCTTCTCGCCCTTGTACCAAGCGTTCATGATTTTGATAATCCGCGTCCCCGTGACTGGCGTCTCAAGGTCATAGTCGGATGTCTTTGCAATTACCGTGATCGGATCGTGATCCTCTTGGTGGATATTCGTCTTCTCGCAGAAGTCGATGGCGGTGTCGCGAATGGCTTGGATCGCAGTGATTTCCGGGCAGCCGCCAACCTCGGGCAACACCCAAGAGAAGAACTGGTCGTAACTTGTGGACACTTAGACGCCTCCTGCTCTCGCGGCCAACAGATTCGGCGTAGCACCGATCTTGTTGGTCTCTGGCGAGAACGCAAAGTCCTTGCTCGTCTTCAAACCAAGCAGCGACATGAACACTTGCATGTAACCCTGTGCCAGCGCCGCGTTGGCTGCGTACTCCGCATCCTTCGAGTACGCCCGAAACAGGACATAGTTGAACAGCGGCTCGACATAGACGTCCGCCAGTACTAACGCAGTCGCAGCAGTCGTGATCTCCACCGGAGACTTCGAGTACAGAATCTCCAGCTTCATACCGGCAGTGGCCTGCGGGTAGACGTAGAAGTGAATCGGGTCTCGGTTGTCATAGACAAAGTTCATCACCTTGCCCGTGGAGGCCGTCACATGCCAGTTGTAGTCCTGTGCGTCCAACGTCTCCCGGTCAACCATACGAACGGAGCGGTCTGGGTCACCGTTGCTCTTGAGATTGCGGATCACATCCAACAGACGTAGTCCACCAGAGGGCAGAGTCTGTTTGGTACCAGCAACCAACGTGAGCGATTCGTTGATCGAGTACGAGTCCGGACGCACCAAGACGATCACGCGCTGACCATCGCTGATCCATTTCAGGAGTTCAGCTTCCGGCCAACGAGCACCATTGGCGTCGTTTAGGACGGTCTGTGCTCGAGAAACGATTTCGCTTGCCAGCATTGATTACCTCACCACAATGTTTTTCTGGCCCAGTAGTTGGCCGAGAACGGATCGTTCTTTGTCAGATTTCCGTTTTTGTCCTTGATGCCGCCAGATCGCGCCAGATAGTTCTCTCGGCGCTTCGGGTCTTTGTGCTGCGTGAAGTCTTCCATGCCACGCAGGCCAAACTTCACCAGCTTCACTTCGTCGCCCTTCTTGGCGAGCACCATCTTCTTGTGGCTGTCACCCTTCGGTGCATCCATAGGCTTGTTGAAGCCATCAAAGGAATGGCCGCGATACTGGATCTTTCCACCCTCACGCTTGATGTTCGATGCTTTCACCGTCACCTCTCGTGATTGAAATAGCGACCTCGTCTGCGGTCTTGACGTCATCCTCGTTGAATGGCTCGGGCGCAGGCGTATCCACCACCTCTTCCCACATCCCTTCAGCAACGATCTTCTCGTCGTACACAGCAGTTCTGCCGGTACGCTTGTTTCGCATCAGTCGCATACGCATCCCAAAAAAATGCCGCCCCAGCGGTTTAGACTGGAGCGGCATTAAGAACGGGGGGAGGAGTCTCTACCCCCGCGCACTGGCTACGGCATTAAGCCTTCACAGCCACCATGTTGACCAGCGCCTCTGGCTTCACAACCTTGTAGCCGTACACGTTCAAACCACGAACGATGTTGCCGAAGGTCGACTGAGCACGCAGGGTCTCGACGTTGGTCATCTGCGAAGCGAACGAGATCGCGTCACGGGTACCAGCCATCAGGTAGCTATCGTTGTCTGCGGTCTTCGGCAGGTTGTTCGACACGTAGACCATAAAGCGGTCGATCATGCCGAGCTTACCGTTACGCAGCGGGGAGACAGAGTCACCGGTCAGGTAGGCTTGCTTCAGATCGGAACGCTTAATCATTGAAGCCATCCATGCCGGGAGAACCAACCAACGACCATCTTCCGGTACGTTCTGCTCATCCAAGCACTGGCCTGCGTCGAGGATCAGGTCGAGGATGTTCGAGCTGGAGACAGCGCGGGGGCTGGCATCCGTACCAAGGTTGATGTTGCCCGAGATGACGCCAGCGGTTGCGCCTTTGTTGGCGGTCGCTGCGCCAGCCTTGACGCCATCCAGAACGTCGGCGTCAATCGCGATCTTCATCTGCTGAGTCGCATCGTTGGTGAAGATGTCCATCAGCTTGACGTCGGTCTGGACAGCGTCCACGTCGTCGAGCACAACGGCAAAGTACTTGCCCTTGTCGATCAACAGTTCCAGAGGCGTCGAGGTCGGAACCTGATTAGTCAGGTTGTCGCCCTTCGCGTAGTTGTTGATCGTGATGGTCGGGATCGAACGGATGTAGATCTTGTCGCCTTGACCTTTGATCTCACCTTCCCAATCGGTGTTTGCAATTTCCGAGAAGACCGAAGTCTTGTAAAACTTGACCTGAAGTTTGCCAGACCAAATCTCGGGGATAAATTTACCGCCAGCGCCCGATGTGCTGTAGTCGGCGCGGCCTGCTGCTACTGGATAAGACATGATGAATCACTCCTAAAGTTGATGCGGGTCAGCGAATACGACCCTCGATTTGAGCCGCCATAATGTCGGCCTCAATGGCAATCGCATCCGCATCACTGACTTCGCCTCGTCGCATCCTCGCGTAGAACTCTGACACCTCGCCTCGCGTCCATATCTTTTTGGACGGTGGCGTGTTCGGTGCTTTGTTCGTAGAAGGAACGACTTGCTGGTCTAATGACTCGGTTGCTTTTGCCGCCCACGATGAAGATGCCTTCTTGTACGCGGTGAAGAATTTTGCTGTCCGTTCAGCGTCACGAGATGCCTCAGCTTTGGATAGCAGAGATTGGCGGGTCTCTCCTGCAAGCTCGTCATACTCGTCAAGCCAAGATAGAAAATTGGCGTCCTTGTTGACTTGCTCCCAGTCGGGAACCAATGCCGTCAAAGATTTGAAGAAGTCCGTCTCTACCTTCTGAGTCGTTACGTTGGTGAGCGATTCAATACGGGCTTTGAGGGTGTCGACTTCGGCCTGCTTTGCCGCCACTTCTTCCTTGGCGATTCGGCGTGCCAGATCAACTAACCCCTCGCCGTACTCCTCGATCTCCTCCGGTTTGACCAAAGGCTCGGGCGGCTTGGCGTTCTTCAGTGCCTCGATTTGAATCTCGAGATCCTGAAGCTTCGTCTTCAGATCTTTGTTCTCCGCTGCTAAGCGAGGAACTTCCGAGTTGTACTTGCCTTGCAGAACCTTGTACCGGTGTTCCAACTGCTCGTCCGACCCGGGTGCCGGAGGAGGTGTGGAGTCGTCTTGGTTCTTCGGGGGTTCCGGATCTGCCGCAGGTGGAGTCTGCTCTCCTTCTGTTGGCGGATCTGTTGCCTCGGGTGACTGCTGCTGCTTCAATAGTTCTTCATGTAGTCTGTTGGCTTTCTCTTCAGCCTCCAGAACTGCGCGTGGTAAAGACATAGTTACTCCGTGAGCCGAGACGGTCGCGTTCGAGCCTCGCGGTGTTCGAGCGATTCGTTCGGTGTTCAACGGTTGCCAGTTGAAGGGCTGGCCCCTTTGCGGCGTTATGCCGCTAACCCTTTCGGGTTACCGCGACTTGCGGATGACGTTACCTGCTTCCTTGGATTTCTCGAGGATCTCACCTACAGCCTGTGCGGCTCCCTGCTGCCACCGGGATAGAACATCATCCTTGGTGTTACAGGAGTCGCGATACAGGTCTTGCAGGGATTCTTCGAGCCAAGAGCGGATCGTCTCAAAGCTAAGGTTGCCCTCAAGGTTGGCGAGGGCGTGTAAAACTTTTTCGTCCGGGCGCTTGAGCATCCCGATTAACGCTTGTTCAGTGGCGACGCAAACGGGTCGTAACTGCCCTTGCCTTTGGCTGTGTCGGCGACCGCATTCACAATCCTCTTCAAGGTCTTGCTCTTGCCGTACTCGGGATCGTCCTCTGTGGCTGCGCGACTGCGCTTCTCGATGTCTTCATCGCTCGACTTAAACGCAGAGTCCTGTGAAGCCTTTGGCTCCGGCTCTGCGGCGCGAACAGGTTTGACTACCGCACGCGCAGCAGTTTTCTTCGGTGCGGCCTTGGGTGCTACAGGATTGTTGTCCGCACTCCCAATATCTCCGGTGTAGCTGCTGCCACTGTTGCTCGGCTTGCTCTCGTCGTCCATGCTGACTTTGGCAGGCATGTTGTCGGTGAAGCTGCTCTCGACGTCAGCCTTCGGCTTCATACCAGCCGAGATCACGCGAGCCTTGTCGGTGTCCGACTCCGCAGAGCGCATCTCCGATTCGCCAGTCTGCTTGAAGCCGTACTTGTCGACGCCGACTTCCTTGTCCTTGTTCTTGTTGTACAAGTACGCGGCACCAAGACCAGCGGCTAGACCCGCTATCAAACCACCATTCGCCATCTTCAAAGGCTCTGGCATTCCACTCGAGACCAGACCACCCATGCCGTGCGTCGGCGTGGCAATCTTGCTGTGCATCGAAGCAACCGTCCCAGACGGCGTCAGCTTGGGGTTGAGGTTCGTCTGCGCAGGCTCGCTGCCAGACTTCTTAAAGTTCTGGCGTTGCCAGTCCATGCTGCTGTTATCGGCCATCTCTCACCTCACTTCTTTGCGTTCGTTCGAACGGCACTACCCATTGGGTTGCAACCAGTCATGCCACCACCGACGTAGCCACCGTCAGCCATCTTCGCCATGCCGCCGTACTGTTTGGCAGACAATTTGCCGGAGGCGAGTGCTTTTCCCTTGGCCATCAGCTCCTTGGGATTGGACTTCTCGCCCTCCTTCTTTTCTTCAGCCATTTCTCTGCGCACATAACCTTTGGCAGAAACCTTGCCGGAGCGCACTTGGCGAGCTTCGGCCTCTTCCTCGGCGCGAGTGTCCTTACCGGTAAACGGCTTGACCTTGCCACCGTCGGCGTAGCCTGCGGGAATCATTCCCTTCTTCGCTTTCATGCGACCTCCTGCTGGGGTTGTACTGTGTTCATGTCCATTGGCGCACCACCCGGTGCGGTCTCCGCCGGAGCCGGTAACTGTTGCTGTTGCGACTGCATCTGTTGCATCGCCGACTGCACCTTCTCTGCTCGGAACTTCATCATGTCCAGACTCGGTACGAGCTTGTCGGTATCCATCTGTAGACCCTTGGCCATTTCACGCAACAGATACGCACGACCTTCCGGCCCAACAATTTGCAGATCCACTGGATTAGCAGTCGCTGCCAAGAACTCATTGCGGCGGACGTTGATCTGTTCTTTGTGGATCAGCCCCATCGCACCACGGGCAACAATCGTGAAGTCGCCCTTAATGTAAGGATCGGGGTTGTACATCATGTTGTGGACGTAGAAGCGCGAGACCACCATCGTAATGACGTGGTCAATCGTCAGCACCGCAGCCTTAATTCCTTTGGAGGCGTTGTCCATCAGCATCGACAGACCCGAGGCAGTTCTCCCTGCACCCGATCCACCGGAGGTCGCACCGTAGACGTAGTTCGGAATACCCGTGACCTCATCGGCCTGACGGGCAAACTGGTTGTAGACCAGCATGAGCTCCTGCGCTTTCATCTCCGGCATGAAGAACCGAACCGCAGGTTGACCGCCACCCGTCTTGTCTGACGTTGTCTGCCAAATCTTCCACGGATACATCTGCGTTAGCTCTTCACCATCGGCCAGACGGTCAACAGATATATCCACCTGTGGGCCAGAGGCGATGCCCATGTTGTTCGCCAAGGCACGAGCCGAGGCGTTGCACATGATCTGAACGTCGCGCATCACCTCCGGCAACGCTGTGCCCCAGAACGCACCGGGGATGGTTCGCCACGAAGCAATCTCGTAAGGGCGACGACCCAACGGATCTGGGTTAATCACGCACTTGATGACGAAGGCACCAATCTGCCACGCATTGATCTCGTAGACCTTGGTCGGGTCGACATCCTTCATGCCCCACTGTTTCAGCATGTCGCCCATCACCGGCCCCCAGAACTCGAGCGCCTCGATGAACCCATCCTGATGTAGGCGTGAGTGGTACTTGCCTTCTAGGTTGTCTCTCTGTTGGTCGCCGTACTCGAAGTAACGGAAACCGGCATTGCCATACCTGACCAATACCTGATCGATGTCCTCATCCGAATAACCCGGGACACCCTTCATCGACTCCAAGACTTTCGCAGTCAGCCGATGGCGTTGAATCAGGTACCCATCATCTACCCCTGACGAGTTAGGCGAGGGATAGATGTCGTAAGGCGAGACGCGCTCAACCTCACGGAAGTAATCGTTGACCACAATCGGCGTGAAGTCAGTGCCCCACTGGAGCTTCTTCTTCTTGCGAACGCTTGGGCCTTTTAAAATCGCGGTGGGATACGTGACGAAGTCGTCAACGAAATCCTCCATCGACCGCTTGTAGCCACCTTCGGCCATTTGGTCTTGGATGACCTTGGCCATGCGCTCCGCCGATCCCTTCGCATCTTCACGGATGCGAGCCAGGATCGTGTCGTGGACTTCTTCTAATCTCGTCCTAAAAGCTTCCGGGTGAATCTGTTGACCCTGTGCCACAAACTCCTGCGCTTCCATCCGGACGAAGTCGATGATCGACATCTTCACTTCCGGCGGAATCGCTGGCTGTTGGGCAGGCGTTAAGTCAAACCCCCGGTCATCCTGAAACAGCACATCCTGAATCCACGACTTCGCAGCATTACATTTGACGTCCGTAATCATCATGAAGATGTCGGAGCCGCCAGTGGCTGCAATCTCTTGCGCCTTGTCCGGGTCGTACTCACCACGACGCTGACGCTCACACTGCAACAGACGCTCAGTAATTCGTTGTCTAGCGAACTTGGATTTGTTCCAGCACGAGGTAATGTGTCCAGAAATGCCAGAGGCAATGAGGTCGGAGTTATCCACGCCTTCCGGCTGTACGGCGCTCACGTCTGCGGAGACGGGCGCGGTGGCCTGATACACATTCGTCATGGATTACCTTCTAAGTCCACGCAGCGGTGGACGCTCTACTTACTGTTCTGGCTCGGACGTTCCGTCCTCCCTGCCGCACTCGTAGACACAAATACTGCAAGGCGTCGTGAGGGTGGGAGTACTTATCCTTCACCGGTCTGTCCCGGTACCGCTCACCAGCTACTTTCAATCGTTCATACCGATAGCCGCCAAGGAAGCCTTTCCTTAACTGCCGACAGTGAGGCGACAACAGAAAGCCGGGTTCTCCCCCGGCCATGCGGTTTAAGAAGAACGCCACTGACTCACGTCGGGGAATAAAGTCATTCGTATCCGCCGGTTCGCTCGCAATCCCAACCTCGAGCAGCTCCTGAAAACAGGTTCTCTCATCTGTCTGGGATCTGTTAATTCCGGCAGGATCACCGACCGATTCAAACCTGCAACCTGCGTATTTGTTCAACAACAAAGGCTTAACTACCTCTGCCGCAAACTGTCTGATACCCATGTCCTCGGCGACCAGCTCATCCAGAATCACCAACTGCCCTCTGGGTGTCATTTGCCCGATGATGCAACTGGGCGTCAGCCCAAAGTCCCAGCCGAGATACACCGGCAACATCCGATTGACCTCAACCTCATCCTCAGCCACATGGATCTTGTCGTTGTATTCCGGATAGACCGGCTTACCATCGGCAGTCGTCCCATACTGACCAAGCACAAACACCTTGACCCAGTCATCGGACTTCCCGCCCAACATCTTCAAGTAGTACTCATACCCTTGCGGTAGATTGAAGACGTTCTCAGCCTCCGGGTTCGGCAGGTAGCTGACCTCATCCCGCTCCTGAATCCGTATCAACCCTCCGGGTTGGTCGAAGAAGTCCCATCCTTCGGGAGTGTCTTCTTCTGCAATCTTGTAATACCAGTGGTCGTCATCCGGAGGATTAGTGTCAAGAATGACACAAGGATGTACCGGCCCACCTCCATGAGTTTTGGCTGGATAACGTCCCACTCGCTGTGTAACCATGTCGAAAACTTCACGAGGAACCTCCGAAGCTTCGTTGATCCATGCACCCGTCAATTCCAGCGACCGCAGCTTCCCGGTCTCGCTGGCTTTGTCCAACGCAATAAAGATCACTTCTAGGTCTAACCCGTTCCCATCCCCGCAATCCTTGATCCGCATATTGCAGGTGATCGGCGCATCCCATTTCACGGGAGCAATCTCATCACTGACCCAGTGTTGCCACGTCTTAATCGTCGTGGACTTCAACTCCGGGTACGTATTCCGTATCACCGCCCAGCGAGCTTTACGCCAGCCGTTATGCGGCGTCTGCTTCAAGCTGTGCTTAATAATCTCCATGCAGCAAGTCGACGACTTGCCGGAGCCCACCGGCCCCTTGATCCCCCGGACAAAGCCCTCCGACTTGTGAAAAGCCGCAGCAACCTTCCCCGGTGGCCGGTATGCAATCGTCGTGTTCTGTTCCGCCATCAGCCCTGTTCTTCAGCCTCAGTACTGATAAGAAACGTCACACTCTTGCTGTCCACCTCATGCTTAATCGACGCGAGGTTCGGAACAGACTTGTCCAACAACATCTCCGTTGCCTTAATCTGTGCCGGTGTCATCTTCACGTTCTTATCCCCCAGCGCAAACTTCTGAAGGCGCTCGACCAACTGCGTGGTCTGAATGCGCTCACGCACCGCAATGGCGTGCTCCTCCCGCAGGGCTTCGCGCCTCAGACCACGCAGTTGA